CAGAAACCAGCCACCTCATCACCAATCTGAGCGCGTAAGGTGTCATTCAAAGCTGTCTGGGCGACGCCAAAAGCATCCGTGTTACCATTCACGCGCCAACGGTCCATGGTATAGGCAGCAAACGTGCCGAACGGCCCCGCCCCACGCTGGGCGATATTGAACATACTGTTGTGGATGTAGTTCCTGCCAACATCATGCAGCGATGTCGCAACGGCATCGGTGACGAAGGCGGTGTTGGCTATGGTCTGGTCGGCGTCCCCGGCGGGCTGGTTGGGCACGGTCGGGTTGCCGGTGAAGGCGGGCGAGGCGATGGGGGCGAAGGCGCTTGTCGTTGCGCCCGCGACCCATTTCGCGCCGTCATATGTCCAGATCGTGCCACCGGACGTGAATTGCTGGCCGTTGGAGGGGGTGGCGGGGAAATCGAGCTGGGCCATGGTTATAGGTCCGCGCTGGCGGTGAAAGTGCCGCTCCAAATGAAGCCGCCCACCGCCGCGCCGTTGGTGAATACGCTGAAACCGGCCGAGTTGGCGCTAAGATTGTTGCCCGTCACATTAACCGCTGTGGTGCCGCTCGGAGTTATCGTCACTGGCCCACGCATCGTGACAGGAAACGGCTGGACATAGTTGTATCCGGTGCCCGTGGCGGCGATATAACCCGAAAGATTGAACGAGCCTGTGCAATAAAACCGCTGGCACTGCTGCAATTCGAGCACCGGATCGCGCTTTTCGAGCGGCGTGGGTGCAGTCTGACCGGGGGCGGCGATTTCGAGTTGGACGCCCCAGAGCAGGATCGTGCCAGACTGGACGCCGACATTCCCAGCCCGCGCGGCATTGGTGGCGCCCGACGAATACCACAGGCGCAACTGGTTACAGTGATCCGGGTTGGTTCCAACCGTCTTGATGCCGCTGATTACCGGGATGGCGAGCGTCACGCTGTAGCGCGTCCACGTTGTCGAAAGCGTCACCGCCTGCCCGGTGCCCGTCGCTATCGGCGAAGGCGAGCCACCCGTGCCGAATACCTGATCCAGCGAAACGCCCAGCTTCAAGGCGCCCGCCGCACAGGTAGCCCAAAAGCTGACGATCACCGTCTTGCCCGCGAGGCGGCGGACGTTCTCGATGGGCTGAACCAGAGAACTGAACGCGCCCGCAGCGCCATTGCCGACGAAATTGATATTGCCCAGGTTGTATGTAGCTTCTTCGTCGCCAATCGCCGTCCGCGCCGCATCCGCCATGGTGCCTTGCGCGATGCTGGCCGTATCGGTGTTGCCGCCCAGCAGCCAGCGATCAAGCGTATAGGCAGCAAAAGTCGCGAACGGCCCCGCCCCCCTTTGGGCTACCGTAAACAAACCGTTATGAATGAGGTTGCGGCCCACGTTATTCAGTGCGGAACCGACATCAGATTTGGTGGCGGCATTGGCCAGCCCAGTAAAATTGGACGCGGTGACGTATTGTTGCGAGTTACCATCGTCGTAGGCGATGTATGTCTGCCCGCCCGTGCTGTCATACCAGATCGAGCCAGCAACAAATGCTGGCGGCGTCGGCGCGATGATCGCACCGCCCTGCACCCCGCCGATGGCGGTCTTGACGAACGCTGTCGTGGCGATGCTGGTATCATTATCAGCGGGGGAAGGCGTTGGCGCACGCGGGTCGCCCGTGAAAACAGGAGAATCGAGTGGGGCTTTCAAATCCACGTATTGCTTGGTCGCCGCCTCCAGCGGGTTGACCGGATCAGTGGGCAGCACCACGGGGCCGAAGGCCGTCGTGATTTTCGTCGCCCCCGCCCACGTCATGACGTTGGCCCCGGAAGCGGCCATGCCCATGACGTTGGCGGCGCTGCGGTAAAGCCCCGCATCGTTGCTGTTGCTGAAGCTGTAGCTTGGGGCCGCTGCCGTGCCGTCAATGCCGCGCATCTGAACAAGCGACGTAATGGCGCCAGTCCCGATCTGAAGTTTAGATGCAGCGAGACATGAGAGTATTAGAGTTCCACCGACACAAGACAAACCAGTGGTCGTGAAGCCTGTGAAGTTGAGCGATGGTGTGGCTTGGGCGCCAATGGGGACAGTCAGCGCGCCGGTCATCACGTCGCCAGCTTTCAACACCCGCAGGGCGTCGGCAGTATCGACGTAGTTTTGCGATACGCCACCCCCTGCCGCTGAAAGAGCCGTCTTGACGAAGGCCGTGGTCGCTATGGACGTGTCGTTGTCAGTACTGGCCGGCGTGGGCGCCTGTGGGTCACCCGTGAACACGGGTGAAGCAAGCGTGGCGTAAGGCGCCAGCGAGGCGGTCCAATCGCTGATATCGGTATGAACGAGCGTGACCGCACCCGTCTTGCCGTTGACGGAAGTGACGCCTGTGGAGATCGGCTGCCAGGCGGCATTGCCCCTGACCATGACTTGATTCGTCGTCGTGTCGAAATACACATCCCCAGGCGTTGGAGCGCCGGAATATGGGTCGGTGGCGGGTGTGGACGAGTAAGGCCCATACCACATCGAGTTGAACGTCACCCATGAATTGTTCGCCGCCGTGGCACTGCCTGCGGCGGCAGCGGCGCTGTTCGCCGCCTGCGTGGCGCTGGTAGCCGCCCCCTGCGCCGAATTGTTCGCTGCGGAGGCCGAAGCAGCGGCATTGGTTTCACTCTGCTTTGCATTGGTGGCACTCGTCTGCGCCGCCGTGGCGCTGGCCCCCGCCAGCGAGGCACTGTTTGCCGCCGCCGTGGCACTGTTGGTGGCACTGGCGGCACTAGCCGTCGCCGATGCCGCACTGGCGGCAGCGGAAGAAGCCGCCGCGGGGGCAGCAATGATGGCGTCGATGTTGTTGGCGCAGATGATCACGGATTCGATGTTCTGCGCCACGATATCGACGTACGTGCCCTCGCCCGGGATGTAGGAGCCGTCTTCAAGCAGATACCAGGTGACGCCAGTGGCAGCGGGATCAGGCGTGATCGGGCCAAGGTCGCCTTTCGGGATCGGGTCAGGGCGGGTGCCGACAGGGAATACGAAGCTCATGCGAAAGCCCCCGTGCCCAGACCGAAGGAAGCGTAGCGACCCTCATTGCCAGCCTTGTTGATGTCGCGGATGGCTTCGTCCCAAAAGCCCTTCCAGATGCCGATGCGCTCATCGTTGACCAAATACGGCTCCGCTTCGATCAAGGCGCCATAAAGATAGAGTTCGGGATAGACATTGAGGATTTCGTTGGTCGTCTGCGTATCGGACAGCGGCAGAAAGCGTTGCCAGTAGACCGCCTCGAAGTTGCGATAGAGCGTCGGGTCCATGATCTGCGGTGGAAGGTCGGTCAGCGGCGTCGGCTTGGGCGCGAAGCGTATCTGCTTGCCGACGACGGCAAAGGCTTCGGGCAATTGGGCGCTAATCGGCGTGCCGAGATAGTTGCCGGTGTTGGACATCGAAAAGGTATTTTCGAGCTGCCCATTCGACATCCCCCGCAGGCGCATGCGCTGCTCCGGCCAGCCGCCGCTGTTGCCCTTGCCGGCCCCTGCGGCTATCGAAATGATTTCGATGAAATCGTAAGGCAGGTACTCGTATTCATCATTCAGGATCGCCACCGCCCTCGATTGCATCTCCTTCGCCCGCAACTGGCGGTACATGCGGCGCTCGGCCAGGGCGATGAAAGTCGGAATGCGGGTGCTCAGTTCGACACGATCCGCCAGCCAGTCCAGGATCGTCGCCTGGAGGCCGGCGTAGTCGTTCATCCCTACGGTGGCGCTCATTATACCCTTCCGTCATACGTCCGAAAGAACCTGTTATCGGGGTCATTCAGCCAAGTCTTGAACCGCTTGCTGTCATCCATGATGCCCAGTTGTTTCAGCAGCATGTACGTGGCCAAGGGCAGTTCCGCCACCTTGACCATATGCTTCTGCGTATTCCCGGCATGAACGTTACGTGGGTTCTCCTTGGCGTAGTTCTTGTTATGTTCTACAACGTCGCGCGCGCCGTAGGATTCGTGGATGAAGTATTCTTCCGTGCCGTCGTAGCCGATCCAGACGCGCATCTGGCGTTCGGTATCGTCGAAGACGAGGCGTCGTTGCATGGGCGTGCCCCTGCGCCTTGCGGCGCAGGGTCCAGTTCGTTACGAAAGATCAGCAATGACGAAATGGGCTTTTGGCGCATCGACGCGCAGCGTCCCTTCCCATGTCACCATGCCGTTGTCGGCGTCACCGATCTTGGCCAATTCGTCTACGACGAAGTTGGATTCGGGCAGCGTTGCTACGGTGTAGAAGCCGGGCTGGATGCCGAAGGCGTAGCCCGCCGGCATGAAGCGGTTCGGCACGATCTGCAACTCGCCAAAATCACTCTGCCAAGCTGAGACGGCACCGATCAGCGCCGTGGGCTTGACTTCGGAGATGCGATATTCGGAGGTGGCGGTGCCAGCCACGTTGATCAGCGCCGAGATGGCACGCTTCTGGGCACTCGACACCATGATCAGTTCGGGCTTGCCGCCATTGTCGAAGGCGGCTTGCATCGCCGTGCCAAGGATGGCGAGCGACACCGCCCGCGGCGTGCCAGCCGTGCCCGCCGTAGTGCCGTCACCAACAGGAGGCGTACCGGTGGCGCCGCCGTTGAAGTTGCCCGCCCAAGCCGGGAACGAGGCCATCTCGCGCGGGTCGGTGCCTTTCTTGATCTGCACGCCGGTCTTGCCGGTGAGTGAGACTTCGATATCGCGGCGGATTTCCAGCCCTTTGAGAAGCTGCTGATAGGTGATCTCTCGGGCGCGACCGGCTTTGTTGACGACATTGAGCGAACGGCTGACCGACCAGTCGGTTGACGCGATCTGGCAGTAATTGCCTAGCCGCAGGGTAGGCTTCAGATTGACATACGCCGCCTTGAACCCTTCCGGTTGGGCGTTCTTGGCCGGGGCCACTAGCTCCTGCACCTGCCATTCGTGGTAGATCGCTTCGGCACCGGCTTTGTTGGCGCCCTGGTAAAACGGGCATTCGGTCGGGTCGATGCGCGCGATCTTATCGATCAGGTCTTCGCGCTGACCGATTGCCTTGTTCGCACCCGTGGTGATGTACGTGGCGGCATCTGCCGCTGCCATGGCCATTTATCGTATTCCCCGCTCTGCGAGAAGGGCATCCACGGCATTCTGGATGCTCGGCTTCTCATTGAATTTTGCCTGAGCGGCAGACCGCTTTCCTGCATTGGGGTCCGTGTTGGGAACAGATCGTCCACGACTGATTGACTTCACCAGCACTGGCGAAACCCGTTTGGCGGCAATTGGCCCGGTGCCTTTGCCCTTGCGCGCGACCATCAGATCACGCACCAGGAAGATGAAACGCGGGTCAACGATTGGCGCATTACCCAATTCCTCTGCGCTGTAGCCATAGGTTTCGGCAAACTCGACAAGTTCGCGAATTTCGCTCTTGCGGGTCCGTTCATCGCGCCACGACGGCAGTTTCTCCATCAGCGTGTTGACGACCTGGCCACGAAGCTCCTGGAGCCGGACGTTCTGATCCTTCTGAGCCTCACGGGCGAGCCGGTCTTCCTCGATCTTGATGGCTTCCAGCTTGGCTTGCTGGTCGCGCCACGCCTCTTTGGCTTCGAGGTAGCCGATGGGGTCTTGCTGTTTCAGCGCATTCCAGTTCGGTTCAGTGCCTCCAAACGTGTTGATCTGTCGCCGCAGGGACACCAGCAATTCGGCGTACTGCGCCCGTTCCGTACGCAAATCGGCAACCTCGCCATCGAAACTCTTTCGATGGACCGCCAGGTCGGTCGTCTTGCGCGAGTAATCCTGTTGCCTCAAATAGCCGTTCGTTAACTCCGTGAGCGTGACCCGTTGCGGCTTGCCCGCGACCTGAACTTCGAATTCAGGATCATCGGATTCCGGTAGGTCAGCTTCGAGTTCGCCAGGCTCTTCAGGCGTTGGGACTTCTTCGGCCGTATCAGCAGGTTCGGTGCCCGCGTCGGGCGTGTCGATTGTCTGCTCGCCGGCTTCGTCGTCTTCCGGCTCATCCGCAGGCGACTGCGGCGTTCCAGAAGCGGACGGGGTTTTCGCGGCTGGAGGAGAGGGTGCCGGAGCGGGGTCCGAGCTCTCTTTCAGCAGTGTGGCAACCGCCTCTGCCATCGTCAGTGGCCCGGTGCCCGCTTCCGCAGGCGTGTCGGGGGTTTTGACAGTTTCAGACATTTACCTAAGCCTTGTCAAGAAGTTCATCATGGTTCGGCATCTTCCCTGAGGCGCAGGACGGCACGCGCCTCGCTCACCCAGCCCTGCGGCACCGCTTCCAGCATTTCGGCCGCCATCTTTAATGAAAGTGCCTGTTGGCGGTGTGGGTCGCCTTCTACGCCAAATGGCGCGTCGGCCCAGAGATCGAAAGCGCGGACGCGCAATTCATGCAACAACGCCTTGTACGCAGGTTGCTGCACCAAAAGCTCGGCTTCACGCCCGCGCGTGATGACATCAGTGTTCGGCATCGGGATTCTCGATGTTGGGCGACTTGCTGATGCCGCGCTTGATATCCATCGCCCGCAAAGCCGTTTCCGCTTGCAGTTCGTGCATATCGACGGCGGTGTCGGCCTGGAGCTTCATACGCTGCAACTCGACCTGCATCAGCGCCTTCAACTTCTCCAGTTCCATCTCTTTCTGCGCTTTCCATTGCTGGAACTGCATGTCGGCAGCGTGTTGCTGCGCCTGCATCTGCATGTGCTGTTGATTTGTCTGAGCGTCCGCCTGCAATTTGGCCTGTTGCGCCTGGATATCGGCCTGCGCCTTCTGCATCGTCGCCTGCGCCTTGGCG